GGTCGTCTGCTTGGTGTCGACGAGCAGCTGCTCGCCCAGGTTCATGCTGTCGTCGCTGGCCATGAACACCCGGCACCACTCGGGCTGTACGTCCAGGCGTTCGAGGAAGTCCTTGCGGTAGGCGAAGCTGTTGCGGTCGTCCTTGAGTTCTCCGACCTCGTCGTGATATTGCACGCCGCCTCCTTGAAGTTCTGTTCCCAGAAGAGGGACCAGTGTGTAGTTCGTTGGAATTGGTACATTAACACTAATTCCAAGAGTCAACCATTCAACTGTTGTATCTAAGACTCTTGCCAACTTTTTAAGTCGGTGGAACGCTGGCACCGCGCCTCCTTCCCATCCGTAGACCGACTGCTGTGAGACGCCGACCTCGTAGGCCAGGTCCATCCGGCTCATCTTCTTCTCTTCCCGACGCAGCCGAATGCGCTCCCCAACAAGTGGAAGCACGGTCTGCGGCTTCGTGGTCTGCACCGTCTCTCTGGCCTTGTTCGGCATGCTCAATCTCCTGAATGTGAGGATTCACAAGCAGCAACATAACACAGCGTTACTACAAGTGGCGCTTGATAGTTTTAAAGTGATGCTTGAAATTTAAAGCGATGCTTGTAAAATGGCATCATGAAAAAACTTTCCGCACGGATGCTCGCAGCCCGCCTGCGCCGCGAACGCAGCTTCCTCGACCGCGCCGTCGCCGAGGTCGGCTCGCAATCCGAGCTGGCGCGCCGGCTGGGCATCTCGCCGCAGGCGATCCAGCAGTGGTACAGAAACGCCACCGGCGTGCCGCCGCTGCGCTGCCCCCAGATCGAGCGCCTGACCGGCGGCCTGGTGCTGTGCGAGCAGCTGCGCGAAGACCTGGAGTGGGTCCGCACGATCAGGAAGGGCGCCCGCGCATGAAGCGCAGCGCGCCACTGAAACGCACCGGCTTCGCGCCGAAGGAGCCGGCGCCGCGCAAGGTCAAGTCGCCGTATCCCCGCGTCTCGTTCGCGCGCAAGGCCACCCTGAAAACCCGCCAGCGCCCGGTGACGCCAGAGGAAAGGCTGCTGTGGGACCGCCTGGCCAACGAGGTCGGCTGCGTGGCCTGCCTGGTGTCGGGCCTGCCGACCTCGAACTACGTCTCGATCCACCACATCGACGGCAGGACGAAACCGGGTTGCCACCTGAACGTCCTGCCTTTATGCGCCGGGCATCACCAGCAGGGCACCGGGGCCGACAAGAGCCTGGTCGCCGTCCATCCGAACAAGGCCCGTTTCGAGAAACTGTACGGCACCCAGGAATGGCTGCGCCTGTACGCATTCAACCTGCTGGAGGTGCTGCCGTGACGACCGACCCGGAACTGATCGAGCTGGTCGACCAGCTGCGCGAGGAACTCGACATCGTCGAGGCCCAGCTGGCCGCGCTCCAGGCCGGCCATGAGGGCGAAGCTCTCAAAGCCGAGATTCGCCGCCGCTTCGGCATCGACCGCCGCCTGCAACAGACGATGGAGCAGGTCAAGAAGCAGGAGCGCGAGATTCGCAACCTCCAGCAGTGGCAGGACCGCCTGTTCGTGCTGTTCGGCACGCGCGACCGCCGCGCCATCGTCGACCAGATCCTGGCCTGGCAGGGACGCGCGTGAGCGACGGCGCGGCCGACATCTACGCGGGCCTGCGCGACTACCAGGTCGCCGGCATCGAGGCGATCCGCGCCGCGATCGCGGCCGGCCGTCGCCGCATCTGCGTGGTGGCGCCGACCGGCTCGGGCAAAACCAAGCTGGCCGCATTCATGGTGCGCCAGGCCAGGCGCAACCTGAAAAAGGTCGCGTTCGTGTGCGACCGCATCAACCTGATCGACCAGACCTCGCGCGTGTTCGACCTCGAAGAGATCCCGCACGGCGTGATCCAGGGCGATCACTACCGCCGCGTGCCGTGGGAACGGGTGCAGGTGTGCTCGATCCAGACCGTGGGCCGGCGCAAGTGGCCGGAAGCGAACCTGATCGTCATCGACGAGTGCCACTCGATGAGCAAGACGGTCAAGGACAAGATGGCCGCCGAGCCGGACACGATCTTCATCGGCCTGACCGCCACGCCGTTCACCAAGGGCATGGGCAAGCTGTACGAGGCCATGGTCAACGTCGCCACCACCAACGAGCTGATCGAGCGTGGGTTCCTGGCGCCGTACCGGATCTACGCCGCGCGCGAGCCGGACATGACGGGCGTGCCGATCGTCGGCGGCGAGTTCGACGTGCGGGAGACCAGCAAACGCGCGCTGGCCGTGGTCGGCGATTGCGTGGCCGAGTACCTGAAACACGGCCAGGACAAGAAGTTCATCTGCTCGGCCGTCGACACCGCCCACGTCCAGGAGCTGGAGCGCCAGTTCATGGCGGCCGGCGTCATCACCCGCGCCTACACCTACCGCGAGGACGATGTCGAGCGCGCCGAGGTGGTCGAGGAATTCCGCCGGCCCGACTCCAGCATCCGTGGCCTCATCACCGTCACGGCCGCGAGTAAAGGTTTTGACGTGCCCGACATCGGCGTGGTCATCATGGCGCGCCCGCTATCGAACTCGCTGGCCGAGTACATCCAGCTGTTCGGCCGTGGCCTGCGCATCTCGCCCGGCAAGGACGCCTGCATCGTGCTCGACCACTCGGGCAACTCCGAACGCTTCTGGGACCAATGGACCCGGTTCTTCGCCGAGGGCTGCCTGGAGCTGGACCGGGGCCGGCAGCCGAAGAAGAAAGCCAACGGCGGCGTCAAGGAGGTCAAGCCGGTCAAGTGCCCGACCTGCGCGATGCTGCACCACCCGCAGCCGTTCTGCCCGGCCTGTGGCCACATCTACCCGCCCAGGCAGGCGATCCTGCACGAGCCGGGCAGCCTGGTCGAGCTGCTGGCCACGCGCGATGCGAAGCAGGTCCGCGCCCAGCTGTACCCGCAGCTGAAATCCGAGGCGATCCGCCTGGGCCATGGCGAGAAGTGGGCGAAAGCCAGGTACGAGCAGATCGCCGGCCACCCGCCCGGCGTGGCCTGGGACGACGTGGTGCCGGTCGAGGCCTGCGCCGACGTGAAGGGCAAGCTGCGCTCGATCAACATCGCCTGGGCCAAGTCCCGCGCCCGCTTCGGAGGCCGCGCCTGATGGACTTCTATAACACCCTCTTGGCCAACGGTTTCCTGCCGCGCGAGGTCGCGCCGAACGGCAAGTGGTATCGCTGCGCCACGGTCGACAAGCCGAAGAAGAAGAACGGCGCCTACATGCTGCGCGTCGACGGCCGGCGCGGCTACTTCAAGGATTACGCGCTCGACGAGGACTGGATCGAGTGGAAGGACGACACCCCGATCACGCCGATCGAGCGCCAGAAGATCGAGCGCGACAACGCCGCGCGCCAGCAGAAGGAGCGGCTCAAGGCCCGGCGCGCCTGGGAAAGCATGGTCGCCTACTACACGAACCTGCCGCCGTTGTACGACGGCCACCCGTACCTGACCCGCAAGGGTCTCTCGATGCTCGGCTGCGCCGGCGTGCGCCTCGATGGCGACGTGCTGGTCTGGCCCTTGTACCGCAACGGCCAGCTGGCCACCGTGCAGCGGATCTGGCCGGACGGCCGCAAGAAGAACTATCCGGGCTGCTCGACGCGAGAGGTCTCGCTGGTCCTGCAACGGCAGGGCGCCGTGCTGCATGCGTTCACCGAGGGGTTCGCCACCGGCCTGGCCCTGTTCCAGAACGTCACTAACGCGCGCGTCGAAATCTGCCTCGACGCCAACAACCTGGTCGCCGTGGCCGCGCGTGCCCGGATCGAGGGTCTCGCCGTCGTGTGCGGCGACAACGACTGGGAAACCTGCGAGCGGCGCGGCTTCAATCCGGGCGTCGAGAAAGCGACCAAGGCGGCCGAGCTGCTCGGCTGCGGCGTGGTCTACCCGGAAAACATCATCGGCACCGACTGGGCCGACGCACTCTTGGAGTGGGGCGAGGAAGGGCCGCGCAAGTTGCGCATGGCGGTCATGCGGGCGGCCCGGACGGTGATCCGGTAGCAGTACAGACAGCGCGCTGGTCGGATGGGAAGACGGCAGCGGCGCGCGGTGAGGCTCCTACTGTGGGACAGGTTCTGAGACAGGAGCGATGGGCGGCGAAGCCAGCACCCATGAACCGTAAGGCTGGCGCGTCGTGCGGCTCCGTCGGAGGTGTGCGTAAAGGCAGACGTAGGAAGGGCTACGTCTGCCCACCATCAGAGGTCCTGGAGAAGTAACGGTAGCACTGAGCATCGAACAGCATGCAGTACCTATAACCAGCGAAAGGGCACCATGAGAGTAGAAATCATCAGCATCCTCGACCGCAGCGGCTCGATGAGCCACCTGCGCCACGACACCATCAACGGCTACAACGGCTTCCTGAACGAGCAGAGAACGGTGCCCGGCCAGGCGCGCGCCAGCCTGGTCCTGTTCGACGACAAGGTCGACGTGCTGTACGAGGGCGTGGCCTTGCAGCACCTGGGCGCGCTCACCACGGTGCACTACGAGCCGTGCGGCACCACCGCCGTGTACGACGCGATCTGCACCACGATCCGCCGCCAGCGCGCCCGCATCCGGCAAGAGGGCTGGGCCGACAAGGTGATCGTCAACATCGTCACCGACGACCAGGACAACGCCAGCAAGGAACACACGAAAGCCGAGACCCGCGCGCTGCGCGACGAAGTCGAGAAGGAGGACGGCTGGATCGTGCGCTATGACGCCTGCGGCAAGCAGGCCGAGCTGGCCGGCGTCGACCTCGGCATCAACCCGAAGTACCTGCGCACCTTCGCCGGCAACGCACAGGGCGTGGCCGACACCTACGCCACCATGAGCGCGTTCGCCACCAGCGTCAGGACCGGCGCCTGATGATCCGCATGCCTCGCCCGCCGATGCCGGTGGCGCCCGCCGTTCGCAAGATCCGGGTGACACGCGCGTTTGAGCAGGACTTCAACAAGGTCGCCTGGTTCCACGACTGGGAGAAGGAAGACATCGACCTCGAAAAGGCGCGTATCCGCATCCACCAGCCGGCGCTGGAGGACATCCCGCGCATGGCGCGCGTGGTGCGGGCGCTGGAGTTGGTGGCGAGGCATTACGGCTGGACCCTGGACGAGATGCGGGAGTGGCGCGGGCCGCTGCGCCACCCCGGCCCGACCCGCGATTTCATCCTGAACCTGGCGCTGGCCGTGCAGCACGGCTACCGCCAGACCCCTGACAACAACTTCCAGCGCCTGGGCCAATGGCTGGCCGAGCACGGCCTGGACCCGATCGACAGCGAAGGAGACGCGCCATGAAAATGCCGAACACGAACAGCACCAAGTACAAGATCGCCAAGCTGCTGCTGACGGGCATCGCCATCACGCCGGAAGAGGGCATCCTGCTGCATGGCACCCTGCGCATGACCATCACGGAAATCGGCGACCTGTACCGCGACCTGGTGGTGCGCGGCTGCGCCGTGCTGGTGTCCGACATCGGCCCGCGCATCGCCGCCAGCGAGGCGCTGCTGGAGAAGTACGGGCTGATCGAGCCGACCCACGATCCGCTGCGGCCGAAGGTGCCGCCGCGCGAGGCGCCGCCGTTCAAGCCGCTGTCATCCCGCTTCCTCGCATCCTCGCGTGGCCAGCGCGAGGGCAGCAACGACCTGCGCACGATCCCGAGCCACTACGCGGTCCTGGGCACCAACACCGGAGGCATGTGATGGGCGTGATCCTGATGGCGAACGTGCGCGCGGCCCGCACCGCTAAGAACCTGGCCGAGTCCCTGTCGAGCGATCCGATGGTGCGCCGCATGGCCCGCCAGCGCGCGATCGCCGAGCTGAACCGCCGCGAGAAGCGTCTCAAGGAGCCGCGCCAGCTGGCCGAGGTGGTGGTGCTGCGCCCTCGCATGGCGAAGCGCCTGCGGGGATACACGGACTTCGTTAGCGTGTTCGAGGAAGACTACTGATGCGCCAGCCCAAGTACCGCAACAAGAAGACCGAGGTCAACGGCCAGATGTTCGACTCGCAGGCCGAGGCCCGGCGCTACCTGGCGCTGCGCGCGCTGGAGCAGGACGGCCAGATCACCGACCTGCGCCGGCAGGTCTCGTTCCAGCTGGTGCCGTCGGTGCGCATCCTCGGTTCGCGCCGCGCCACCCCGGCGATCCGCTACGTCGCCGACTTCGCTTACCAGCAGGACGGCCGCGAGGTCATCGAGGACGTAAAGGGCGTAGTTACTGCCGTGTACCGGATAAAGCGCCATCTCATGAAGCACCTGTACAACATCGACATCCTGGAGACCAAGTGATTACCCAAGCCCAACAGAATGAGCGCGATGCAAAGCGCTACCGCATGATGCGCCTGATGCTGTGCGCGCCGGACGAGCGCCAGGATGAAATCGCGGCCCTGATCGACCCGATCATTGGCGGCCATCCGACCCCGCAGCTGGTCGACCGTGCGATCGACCATGTCCTGAACACCCTGAAACTCGTCTGAGGTTCCCATGCTCCTGGCTGAACGCTACGCCCGCGCGACCCTGTCCGGCAACCTGCGCAACGATGAGCTGCACCACGCGCCCGAGGTGCTGATGGCGGTCGCGCTGGCCGGCGGGTTCAGCGCCAGTCTGATCCGCCTGAAATACGCCATCGAGGCGCCGAGCTACCGCCGCGTGCTCGACGAGTGGACCTGGATCGTGTCCGGCAAGGCCAAGCTGCGCACCTGGCCCGAGCATGTGCGGATCGACTCGGTCGCCCATTATTCCCTGCGCTACTGGCTCAACTCGGTGTGCCCGGCCTGCACCAAGCACGGCAAGGTCAAGGTGCTGGGCGCGCCGGTGCTGTCGGAGCAGGATTGCCCGCTGTGCCTGGGCACCGGCCAGGCCGAGCTGCGCTGCGACCGCACGATCCGCGACTACGTGCGCGACATGATCGAGGAACTGGACGCCTACGTCCGCCGCGGAATGTTTCGTGCCAACAAGAAGCTGCGCAGCGACCGCGAAGACGCCGAGGCAAAAATGGCTTGAATTGGCTCGGCCATTTTCGTATCCTAGCGGCACTGCTGGGCAATTGAGTTGTAATGGCTGAACACTGGCTCTTTTGAAACAGCATAACTCGGGCGAAACACCCGGTGTTTTCGGGTGCCAGCGACAACCCGTGCGGTAGAGGACGGCGACCCAGGTTCCCCGTCACCCGCCCTGTCGTTACCAAATACCAACTGGGGTGCAAGACTGTAAGACCCAACCCCGCTCACAATGAGGAACCATCATGAGCGATGTCATGGTCTGCAAACTGCAACTCCACACTGTCAATCCGTCCCGCTCCAGCAGCGGCGACCCGGCCGGCGGCTACGTCAAGTTCGGCGCGGTCTGGGAGGGCAGCTCCGAAAAACAGGCGCTGAGCGAGAACGCGATCTTCGGGCACTACACCCCCTGCGCGGAGTTCAACGCCTCGATCCTGAACCAGGCCGTCGTCGACAAGCTCGTCGTCGGCAAGAAATACTACGTCACTTTCACCGAAGCGCCCGACTGATTCCTGCGGAGGTACGGGGCCGCCCCGGCGGCTTGATGCCGGCCCGTCATCCGCAACCCTTTATGAACCCGCCACCTGGCGGGTTTTTTTTCGTCCTGACTGTCCAGCGTAGCTGGCTAGGAGAACCACCATGGCAATGAATACCCAACTGGCCGACGCCACCGTCAACGCCCAGGCCGACGCCCTGTCCGCCCTGCTGAACAACGGCTACCTGCGCATCTACAGCGGCACCCAGCCGGCCACCGCCAACACCGCATTGTCCGGCAACACCCTGCTGGCCGAGCTGCGCTTCTCGGCGACCGCCGCGCCGGCGGCCTCGGGCGGCCTCATCACCTTCAACGCGATCACCGCCGATTCGAGCGCGGACGCCACCGGCACCGCCTCGTTCTTCCGCGCGTTCAAGTCCGACGGCACCACCGTCGTGATGGACGGCTCGGTCGGCACCAGCGCCGCGAACATGATTATCGCCACGACCTCGATCAGCTCGG